CTATTTCCTTCTCGCTCGGGTTTCTGTGGCAAAACCATTGCCGCTCAATGTCGGCCGACGTGGCGAAGTGCGACGCCAGGATGCCGCCGATCGCATCTTCCCATTCGGGCGTGACCTTATCGGCCCATGGGGACGCGAGCACGATGGCCTTGACGGTCTCCAGGGCGAGCAGCGCGCGCGGGCCAGGATTGTGCGCCGTGTCCAGATGGTCATCACCGGCGGCGCCGAGCGCATCCTGTTCGGCGGTCTGGTGATCGGCGTGGTGCGGCTCCAGCGCTTCCATGATGGCCAGCTGGACCTTCGTCGCCTGGATGTGGCGGTCGCCCTTCAGGCCATCGGATAGCGGGAAAATCTGCTGCGCCGTCATCACCGCCCACTTTTCGGCCGGATGCGGGCCGCCGTCGGTGATCATCACACCCATCTGCATGCGGCTGCCTCCTTCAGGCGTTCAGAAGCGCGGTGGCTTCCGCAAGTCTTTTGACGCCGAGCGCCGTCAGCATATCCACCGGCAGCGCGTCGAGATTGTAAATCCAGGTCCAGTAGCAGCGGCAGAAAGGCTCCTGTGCCGGCGCCGTGATCTGGTCGAAATACGGATTCGGGCCTTTCTTCATCAGCCCGGCTTGGATGGCCCAGTTGTTCGGGACCGCGTAGACCAGCAAATCGCGGTCCTTGTGGTCGGGCCGGTAATTGTAGCCGGCCTGCCGCCAGTGGCTGCGCCAGATGCCTGCCAGCGCCTGGCCATCCATCGCGATCACGGTGGAAACCGAATTCCTCAGCTTGTGACCCTGGTCGATCAGGACGCGGCGCTCTTCGAACGGCGCGCTCTGCATCGGCTGCTTGATGTGCTGGCTGGTCTTGCGCTTGTCCTTTTCGCTCACCCCGCCGGGCGGGATGCTGGTGGCCCAGCCCGCAAAGCGGCGCAGGGTCAGCCGGCGCATTTCCTCCCGGTTGAGCTTGATCAGGTCCGCCGCCGCCAGGATGCGCTTGTCCAATTCCGCGCGCGCGGCGGGCCGCACCATATCAATCGTGAAGCGCTCGACACCGGGGTGGTCCTTGAGGATCACACCTCTTTCGATCAGGCGGCGATAAACCGCCGCCATCGCCTCGCGGATGATGCGATCCAGTTCGTCCTGTGACCGGAATTCCCGCTCCGCTGCCGCCGAAAGCTGGGCCTGCCAGTAGGCCGCGCGCTCTACGCTGTCGAAGCCGTGCTCCACCATATCGTTGATGGCGTCGTTCAGCAGGTCGTTGAAAGACTTACTGGTTGCCACCCTTGGCCGCCTCTTCCATCAGCCGATAAGTGGACGCCACCGCGTCCATACTGGCCTCAAGCGCGGATATCACGCCGAACCGGGCGGTTTCAACTGCCGGCCAGTCCTTGGCCTCGCAGGCCCGGTGATAGATGCGCAGCGCCTCGGTGAAATTCGCCTTCGTGATGGCCATTTCGTTCAGGCTGGCGAGCATCCCGGCCTGGAGGCTCAATTCAGGGGTTGGCCCTTGCTGTTCACATACTCAAGCAGCGCGCGCATGGACTGGCGCGGCGTGAGATCCTTGCCGGGCGCACCGAGCCATGCTGCGACCGCGGCCTTTGAGGCATCGGAGGCGGAGAACGGCTTGGCCGGCTTTGGCTCTTCCAGCATCGCCTGCTGTTCGGGCGGCACATAGTCCATGAGCAAATCCGGGTCCAGGTTCAGCGGCACCGGAAACATCGTCTTGTTGGTGTTGACGGTATCGCAGAGCCATGTGGCCAGCGTCGCCTTGCTCTCCGGATCGCAGATCGGCTCCAGCACCTGGAACACAGCCACCGCGGCCTTCAGCTTGGTTTCGTCCGTCTTGACCTTCTCGCTGTCCGGCTCGGTCAGAAAATTCGGCCAGGACGTGCTGAAGCTGTTCTTCCATTCCAGGAAGGCGGTCTTGTAATCCACCTTGCCATAGCGGTCCGGATATTCCTTCTGGATGGTCTTGTAGAAGGCGGGCGACCAGGCTTTGTGCATGCAGATCAGGTCGAACCAGGCGTATTGCGGGTTCATCTCTTCGCGCATGCGATCGAGATAGTGGGCCACGTTCTTTGCGTCTTCCGAGCCGTCGGCAAAGCCTTGGGCGAAAGTCTCGCTGTTCAGCATCACCGCCGGCATGTCGGCCGAGACGGCGATATTCTCCAGGATGTCCTTGCGGGCCATGCCGAAGGCGCCATCCAGGTTCTGCATGTTCAGGGTTTCGATCTTGTCCTTTTCGCCCACCTGCAAGACGTTGCCGACCACAGCGGTCTTGAGCAGGTTGCGCTTGACGGCGCCGAATACCGCCTGCAGCCGGTTCACCGCGCTCGAAACCGTCTGGATCATCGCGATCAGCAGGCCGGCCTTCTTGGTCACCATGTCGTCGGTGACCATGGTGTTGATGAAGCTCTTCAGCGGGAAGAGCGCGCGCTGATAGACCGAGCGGCCCACAAAGCCATACGCCGAAGACGTGTAGCTGATGTAGATCGGTTTTTCGTTCATCACCACCAGGCCGCGGCTGCGGTGATACCGCTTGCCGGCGACGGCGATTGCGATCGGCTTCTGAAAATCCTCCGCGTTCGGGTTCTGGTTCAGCACCATCGACCCGGCAGTGTTGAGCGGGTCCAAGATGTTGAAGGTCACTTCCAGGTCGGGAAGCTTGAAGTAGTCGATGGGTTGCTCGGCTGGCACACCTTCGGCCATCATAACGATGGTGCAGATGCCGTAGACGCGAGACTGCGACTTGTGGTTGAGGATATTCCCGTCAGCGTCGAGCGCGCGCCAGGTCTCCAAAAACTGCTTCTTCAGCTTCTCTTCCAGGCCGCTTTCCACATTGATGTGGATGTTGCGCGGCTGGCTCTGCGCCAGCTTGATGGGCGATGCCGCCATCTTCGCGCCCAGCGGGTGGTAGAGGTAGATCGTCTTGCAGACCTGATACGACGGTTCCGAGCCGGGCTGGATGTCGTCGCAGCACAGCAGATCAGTCAGCTCTGTGCCGAGCTCGGCGCCGTTAAAGCCGATGTTGGCGCTATCGTTCGGTGTTGTGGGGGTGTCGATCTCGTTTGCCAAGCGTTAGCCTCATTCCAAGCCTTTGTAGATCAGCACCCCGAAATAAAATGCCGCGGCACAAAGGACGGCGACGGCCATCAGAGCAAAACCAACCTGATTCCAGGCGTCATCTTCTTCCATCAGCGGCCCTCCGCGTTTCCGAAGTTCAGCGCCAGGCCGAACAGCACGCAGCTGAGCAGGTCGAGCGCCGCCTTCGAATTTTCCTTCTCATCGATGCGGAACACCGCAATCTCATCCAGCAGATGGTTGCGGTTCTGCGTGCCGGACCACATCAGCTTGTGGAAGGCGGTCGCGCTGATCTTCACCATTTCGCGGTCGATATAGGTCGAGGCGTTGACCGCGCGCTCGTTGATGCCGAGCTTCGCCAGTTCCTCATCGATAGGCTCTGCCGGCAGCATCCGCCGGTTTGCCTGAGAAAGCAGAACGCTGCCAACACCCTTGGGACTGATGAAGCAGCCCAGCGGCTCGGCCCGCAACACCTCGCCCAATTCCCTGACGCGGGAAAAGATGCTGGTGAACCAGGTATCCAGCACGCCGCCGGTGACCGGGCTCACGCTCCAGTCCAAGATGGTAAGCGGCCAGCCGCCGACATCCTTCTTGCCGAAATACACGACGCCAGCGGTTTCGATGTCCTTGCCGCTCTTCACGTCCGAGACCAGAACCGCAAACACTGCATCCAGACGCTCGGGCGCGGGCACGGGATAGCCGCGCACCAGGAATTTCTGCATGTCGAAGAATGACGGCTGGTGGGCGCCGGTCAGGTAATTGTAGCCCTGCGCGGCCGCATCCACCATGTCGATAAAGCCCTTGGGGAAAGCGCAGCACTGGTCGATGAAGCGCTCGTTCCACGGGCCCTTGAGCAGATAGACATTGCCGGCTTCGATCTGCGAGGCCAGCGGATCTGCCTTGACGGTCTTCTCGCCCGAGACCGGAATGCCCTTCAGCACATTGCCGGGGTTTTCGGCGGCATACGTGCGCACCTGATCCTTGCCGGCCTGGCCCGGGTCTTCTGGGATGGCGATGTGGACCAGCGGGCCATCGCGCCCCGCGGTCTGTTTCACATCGTCGTGCACTTGGCCGGGAGACTTCCGGTAATCCTTTGCGTGACTGATGACGAAAATCTGGCCGTCTGTCTCGATCTTGATCGAGGCGGTGTAGGCGGGTTCGGTGCCGGCCGTCTCATCGGTGGCCGCGAAGTCATAGGATCGGACCGCGCGCGACATGCCGGCGGGCATCACATCCAAAATCTTGTTGTCGAACCAGACCCGCTGGAACATGCCGCCTTCGCGGGCGGTCGGGCGCTGCTGATACTGGCCGGCAAAGGCATGGGCGCCCATGCCTTTCTTCAGCGCGTCCACCACTTCCTGGGGAAAACGCAGCGGCTCCATCAGTTCGCCTTCGACGGTGCGCCAGTCTTTCCAGCCAATGGCGGTGATGCAGGCCCGCGCCTTCTCGAACTCCATCGGGATCATCACATGGACGATGCCCTCGACCACATCCAGGGCCGCCTGGCTGATGTCGTTTTCCGCCAGCCGCTGCATGATGATGATCATGGCGCTGAGAACCTGGTCGTTCAGGCGGTTCAGCGCGCCTTCCCGGAACAGCAGCGTCGTCTGCGGCAGCATCAGCTTCGATTCCGCAGTCTTAACCGACTGCGGGTCATCGATTATAAGGCGGTCGCCGCGCTGGGAGGTAAGCGAGCCGAACGGCACGCCCTCTCGAAATCCAGTCTGCGTGTTCTCGAAGCTGGTCTCGCCCGCGCGGGTGAGTATCACATGGGGCCAACGCTCCATGTACCAGTCCGAAAGGATCAGGTTGCGGCACTTCCGGCTGTCGCGCTTGACCGGGATATCGTTGAAGGCCGTGCTGACGAAACGGTTGCTCGCCAGGTTCATCGGTCCCCATTCCCAAGCCTGGAAAAAGACCGATGTCAGTAGCGATTTCATCGCGCCCGGCGGCACGTTCATCAGCAGCCGGTTAATCTGGTGGTTGGTAACCGCCTCCAGGTGCTCGCAAATCGCCTCGATCTGCATGCCGTGGACATACTGGGCCTTGGGCTCCAGCACATGCCACGCCTCGCGGACGAAACCCAGGAAGGTCTTGCAGCGCGCCTTGCTGGCCTCGATCAGCTCCGCGCGACTGCGGTTTACCTGCTCAAGCCGAAGCGCCGCCCGCCGCTGATCCTCCAGTTGGATCGCTGACAGCAAAGCCTGCTCGGGCGAGAATTGCCTTGAGGGCCGCATAATCAGCGTCGCTCAAGCTGGAAAGGTTCATGTTCTGGAACAGGTCGGCGCCGCCAGCAGCGGTCAATTCTGTCCGTGTGGAAAACCCGGCATCGAATTCCCTGCCGTGTGCCGTGTTCGCCAACAGAAACTTGATCGCCCATTCCTCGCCGTCCAGCACCGCCAGCTGAAACTTCGACATGCCGCGGCGAAGCAGGTCCATCCGAGCGGTGCGAAGCTCTTCCTTGAAGTGCTCTTCCAGCGTGTCCAGGTGGATTTCGAAATAGGCTGCGATCGTGGCGCGCTTGTAGCCACATTCCAAGAACCGCTTCACCTTTTCGCGGTCGTCTGCCGTCGGATTGAAGGGTGGCCGGCCGTTTGGTTTGTGAGCAGCGGGAGGCTTGCGCGGGGTCGGCATGGCCCATTCGTAGAGGAAAAGTCCGGCGACAGTTCGACCGGATGCCAGATTCGATAGGGAAAATTACCTGCACTGTCAAACCCTTCTGGGAGCCTTTCGACGGTTCCGGCGTTTACGCGCGAATTTCTTTTTGCGCCCTGCCAGATAATCGAGCGCTTCACAAACTCTTGAGGTGACGTGGTTTTTGTGGAACCGGGCGCCCGCGCTCTTTAGCGCCTCCAACATGGTGTAGCCCTCGGCACAAAATTTTCTACATATGGCGTAATCTTCTTTCTTCATCCTGGCCTGGATGCGACCGAGAATTTCGGCTGCGTCGCGTTGGGTGTCGGTCCAGGGTGTTCGGGGCCCGCCAGCACCACCGGGAGCACCGCCAAGTTTCTCTGTGCTGTCCTTGCCGGAACCGGTGGTGATCTCGACAAGGTTTCGAAGCGCTTCGCCCGCGGCATACTGGGTGTCGTCTATTCGGCCGGAATGCCATGCCTGGGTGAGGGGGTGTTCCCCGGAATTATTCCAGCGAAGCATGCGGCCGCTGATGGTGCCGGGGACAGCGAAGGCTTCGATGAAGGGGTCTGCGTGGGGACCGCGCGGAGCGGGACCGAGGGCTTCGAGCTCGGCGTTTGTGATGTTATGGGCCATGCGGGCGCGGCCTAGCCGGCGGGCGGGTTTCTCCAGCTTGGCGTGGAAGGTGTTGATCTGGATGTCGGTTGGGGGCGGGCCCGCCGGCGGCGCGGGACCGTATTGAGGCGGTGCTGAGGCGGCGGCGGAGCCGCTACTTGGTAGTTCGGATGGCGGCGGGCCGTCGATGGTGGAAATGTCGGGAAGGCGCAATAGCTGGCGGCGTGACACCCAGAAAGCCCCCGATGTGGTGCGAGGTGCTAGGCATCGCGCGGAAGGCGGCGCGGGTCAAGGGATTTACCCATTCCTACCCACACGGAAAGAAAATTGTATTGGCGGACGATGTTGTCGAGGTCGCGCCAGGCCCCGCGATTGACGGCGCATTCGGTCAGGCCGGCGACACGGTGGGAGAGCCAGTCTTCGAAGGCGGCGCGGTGCGCGCGGGAGGGAAGGGCCCAGCGGATGGCATGAGCGAGAAGGCGGGCGCGGTTGGTGTTAAGTTTTTCCGCCTGGATTGTGGACCAGATGGCGGGGGCGTCGCCGCTGATCATTAGACCAATTTATTCGGAGAGCTAATTTTTAAGCGGTTCCAGATGCCTTCGGCCACGCGGAGCAGGAGCCAGCCGGCGCCCAGGATGGCGATGACAAAGCCGCCGATGATGACGGAGAAAACCAAGATCATGAAAGCGGCGACCGTTATGGCCTCAATCCCTTGTGCGATCACGGAAAACACCTCCCCTCAAGTTCGGCGAGCCGGCGCTGCTCGGTGGCGAGGCGGCCGCGGATAATCTCCGCGCTGGGATCTCCAGCAGCTTCTGCATTGGCCAGAACCTTGATGAGGTGCGCGACGCGCGCGGCGGCATCAGCTGCTGGCGATGGCGCCTGGAAGCGGTTTTCGTCGGATTTGAGCGATTTTTCCAAATACGTCATGGCACTTAACTCGCAATCGGGTTTTCGAAGTGAAAGTTCCAATGCGAGTCCTGCGCCCATTCCTGAAGAGCCGCGCGGTTTTCGCCGTCACACATCGGCTCCAGAACTAGAAAGACTGCCTCAATAGTCTGCGCGATGCGATCGGGCATGGCCGGCGCTGGCGTGACAGCGGCGGCGCTGGCGGTGGCAAGGAAGGCGCGGCGGGAAAGTTCCGTCATGGTCGCGGCTCAGCGTTGAATGTGCAGGTCACCGTAATCTGCGTCGCTAAGCCGAAATAATGGCGCAATGCGTCCTTGAAGCTGCGGTAGGTCAAAATTTCCTGCTCGCGCTGCCTCACCAGGTAGAGGATATGCTGAAACGACATCTGGTTCGCCACCGTGCGCATCGGACCCCCAGCCAGGAAAGTTTCCAGCTCTTCCAGGGGGTAGTAAAGCCCCAAAACCTCAGCGAAAATCTCTTGCACGCGGGCCCAATCTTCCAGCGGAACAAGGTATTGGATTACAAAAGGGCTAGCCGGAGCAATCATCACCGCGCCATCAACGAAATCGAGATCCCAGCCAGTGATGCTGTCGATCCACATTCCCATGATGATGCGGCCGGTCAACCAGGCCGGGAAAAGCTCCTCGATCTCCCGGTGCGCCACTAACTCAGGCTGCGCCATCGATTTTTTCCGGTTTTCCACATTTACGAAAACCAGCGGCGGACCTAAGTGCAGTGACGTCATGGATTATTTTCCAGAACCATGGGTTTCGCTGCAGGCGGAAGTTCAGCTAAATCCACTGACGTATTGACAAATTTATCAATTCCGCTTTTCCGCAGCACCAGAACGAGATCCTTGTGACGGGCCAAAATCCTGCAATTGCGCAGGATCAGCCTGCTATCCCAGTCCAGAACGAGGGCGCCATCAATCCGAATAGTTGCATCGGTGAGCCATGCGTCCTTGGCCATGCCGCAGAATCCGTCAACGGTCTTGAAGGGGCGGCCCTCGATCAGCGCCATCATGGCGTCCGTGTCGTCGCGGCGCCCGTCGGCGCGCAGCGTGGGGATGTGGTTGGCCGAGACCAAGGTCGGCAGAGCGGTGATGCCGTCCAACTTCAGGCGCTTTTCCAGGAATTCCTGGGGGCCGGTTTCGATCATGGTGCCGGCGCCTCGGCCGCTGGCTTGCCGCCCTCGACCAGCTTTAGGCGGCCGCGCTGCTGGCGCGCCAGGGCGTCCACCTGCCAGGGCGCGAGCTTCCGGCCGGCCGCCATCTCGACAAACTGGCGCATGGTGGGCGCGGGAATGGATTTTGGCATGGTGGAAGGCCCCTACACAGTGCCAACGATACTAGGCAGAATTTTGGTGGTGTAAAGTGAGAAAGGCGGTGGCCGGTCTGCGGGCGGCGCGGTGCCCAACCCGGCTCACCCAAGCCGCGCGCTCCGGGAAAGAGCCTAAGCCCGATCCACAACCGGCGGCAATGGTCTCAACTGCTGGCGCCCTGCGATCTGCGCAACCATTACCTGCCCGGTCTCTTGCCGTTCTGCTGGAAGAACATTTTGC